CCATCTTATGCGCGCGCGGGGACTCCGTCCTTCAGGGCGGAGAGGAAGCGCGGCCTCCATGTTTGTTGATTAATATTCTTGTTTAACATATACTGCACTCCCTAGAGAGAACGTAAGATACTCTAAATTTGCCGTCCTTCGGGGCGGTGCGCACCAGTCAATGTGCGCTGAAGCCCGAGCATCTGCTACGGGCAAGCTCGTTCCTTTAGGGACGAGTAGTTGACTTTATCCTTTAATATCCTTTTCTTGTAATCGAGCCATATTGCGGAGATGATGAAGAACCGCCAAAATTAAATTCAGGCAATTTGAATCCGTTCTGCCCCCAAGCGTTCAACATCCCTGGAAATGCACCCATTTCATTCTGTGGCTGATAATACGCAAATGGCTGGGCATTCATCCCCATTTGTGCAAAATTCCCATATTGATTCATTAGTTGACCTGCTGCCTGTTGTCCTAGGCCTGCTTTCAAAGCCGCTAATTTCGTTTGTAAATCCGAACCTGCCATGCTTAAAGATTGTCCGAATCCCGAGGAAGACGTACCGCCCCCCATGCCTCCTCCCATCCCGGCAAAACGCTCTGCAAGCATTGGTACGGTTTCATTTTCGAATTGATTCATATACGGTTGAGTGAATTGATTGACGGCTTCTGAATTCGGATTCATCAATTGCCGTAAATAATCCATAGATTCTTCGTTTCCTTGGCCTATACTTCCTCCGGGGTTTATCATATTCATTAGTTGTGAATAAAAAGCTTGCTGCTTTTTATCCATCGTTGGCACTTTCTGAGGTTTTTGAGACTGGCTGCTTTTGTACATATCATATCCAATTCCTCCAGCCATTGCGATAAGTGGTGCTAATGCTGCAAAAACCATCTTACGTCTCCTTTAGATAATTTAATTCTATGTCACATTGACTAAGCGTTAAAGCGACAGGATTTGTAAAATATGCGTTTGTGTTGTCTGCGTAAACACTGGGATATGCAACAGTAAATCGTTTTCCTGCAGAGTCTGTGCAATGCGCGTATATTCCCGCTGACTGCTGCAATCCCATAATTCCATGAGCAAAATTTACGCTAGCCGATGCCCCGATCGGCGCTCCGTTCAAGTCAACAAAATTCAAAACTTTATTATACACATTGCGGAATTTCTGGGGATTGTCTTGCTTATAAAATTGCTTCGAGGCTCCCGTCTCGGCAAGAGATTTAAGACCTCCTGACTTGCTGTTAAGAGAGTTTGCTATCTGTCGTAAAAGATCTTCCACCCGCTCCGCAAATAGCTCTGGACGTTCTTTTATCGAAGGAAGATTAATCGTTTGCGGAAGCTGGTTTGTAATCTGCGGCTGATCCGATGAAAAACTCATACCACTATTCTCCCCGCTGGTTTCACATAAAGCGTCAATGCGTTCAATGTAAATCCGGAATTGTGGGTAATTTTTTGATTCATCAAATAATCGTTATATGTCAATTCGTACGTAAGATATTGGCCGAAAACATTAGCGTAAAATCTTTTCCAGGAATATTCTGCGGTAGGATTATAAAAAGGATTATAATCTACTGTTGTCCAGTCGCCTTCAGAGATATAGTCCGAAAAACCCGTTGAATCGACATTGAGATAGAAATTGTCAACGTCTATGAAAGTTATTGTATATGTTTGTCCGTTGACATCAGTCATTCCCAAGACATTTTGTATTGTTATTTTACGGCCGGTCAGCAGTCCATGATTTACGCTTTTTACTATTGCATTTGCTGTTTTAGAGATGTTTTCTATGAAGCCCTCTTGATTCGTGCTAGTTATTATGCTGACATTGCCGACTTGCATTGCTCCCTGTTGAGCGATTAGAGTATTTTTATAAATATTTACATTTATGACAGAATCGGGCGATGCGTCAACCTGGAAATCAACAAATGAACTTTTTACTTGCATGCCATTAGATTCGAAAGGGTTGAAGTCTTTCGTTACAATAGACATGCGCGGGATCAACGCAAGCGAACCGTTTCCCATGTAGACAGAATCTGTAGGCGTTGTAAATGTAAAATCGTTTGTGAAATCATTTGCTGACGGCTCCCATCCCTGTAGAGTTATTGTATCTCCCGAAACAGATCCGATTCTGTAAAATTTATCGTTTAAATCACTTGATACTTCAGAAGTCATAGAAGCATCAAGAAATACCATATTTTTTATGTATACGATCTCATCTACGTATAAATTATTATCAACTATTGTTATTTGAATGGGCGTTCCCGTCAAAACGATATCAGATATTTTCAATGAGATATCATCCTGGCCCACATCTTGCATACTTAAAACATAGCCGTTTTGGTTTCCTAAGACAATATCGGGGAAGTTTTCCGCGTGCGCTACGTCATCCCAAAAAACGGTGTCATCATCCCAGAAAATGTCGTCTCTATCCCATGTGATTTCAAGATTTCCTATGACTCGCTGTGTTCCCAAAAACGTGCAATTCGTGCGGAAATTCGCCCAAGTGTTGTTTCTGTAGTTGTAAACAAGAAGATAGTCTGGAAAATAAGAATTTTGCTCGGATTTGCTATAACACCAGTAAACAAGTTCTTTAAAATAATCTTTCATTCCTATGACTCGGGCTGGCCCGTTGTTCGTATTGTTAAATTCGAACACAAAGCTAGGGATATCTAGGTCGATGCGGTCGCAAAAATTAGAATCTGTCGCAATGATTGCTTTGTCGCCTACAGTGAAAACACCCTTATCAAAAAGAATCGAAGAAAACGTGCTTTCAGAACCGAAATCGCTTGAGATGCGCTCCCAAATAAAAGGAAGGCCATATTCACCAACATATCTCAATTGCCAGGTTGTTTGCTCGAAGAATACGACAAGAACGTTTTTGTAAAAAATAGCCGATACAATCTCTTGATTGACTGGTGCGTCTATGAATCCGCCTTTCCCGAAAACATTAGATTGCCAGGCGTCTGATTGAATAGGGCTTCCGATTTGAGAGAATCTGCATCTATTAAAATAATTGTTTGGAGAATCTCCCGATTTTCCTTCGTATGTATTCAACGCAAGAAGCCGGCCATAATACGGAACTATTATTTTGCATTGCTGAAGAAGAACCGGTTTTGCGTTGTTGTCTAGCGATGGTGAGAAATCATGCCAAGATGAATCGTAATATCTAATCGGATCATTTGTATTAAAATTCGTCGCAAAAAATAATCTGTCATAAGGTTGTGATCCTCTATAGTTTGCGCACCAGAAAAACTGAGAATCCGAACCCGTCCACTCCACAGAGCCAAATTGAGTAAAGTTAATTCCACTAAATGAATAAGAATATTTCGTATCGAAATATACGCTTGTCTCTTCGTTTACGTTCGCAGTATCAAATTTACTTATTCCCATCACCGGAAGGGTCGGATAATAAGCGCCTGTAAATGTAGCAGTAGAAGCGGCAGCAGCGCCCGAAAAAACAAGAGTCAAATCACCCGTGGAGTAATTTATATTAGCTTGAGTAATAAGACCGGCCGGTGTTATAGTCATTATGCCCGTTCCGGAAGAATCCATTAGAGTTTGAGAAATCGGAGCTCCTATGGCTATTGTAATAGCTGTTGTACTGCCGGGTTCTAAAGATGCATTCGGCTCTGTTGCAGACAACGACATTGAATCGAATAAATTTATAACGACCGTTCCGGCTCCGGGAGAAGAGATATCGGCAATAGCCTGTAATGTTAAAGAACGCCTGAGACGGCCGATTAGTCTTAATCCCTCCCGTTTCAATATGCGCTCTCGAAAACAATATGCATTCTCAAGACGCTGGAAGGCATTTTCTATTAACCGAAACGGCTTTTTGTTGCTTACTAGGCCCTTGTCAGATGGAAGTATATAAAGCGGTTGCATTATCCTCCCGATACCTGGACCATTACAGAAAATGGAAATGTACGGTTATTTATAACGCATTTTATTTTTATATAAGATACATTCAATTCATAAACTAAAACATTTGATGATGTTGTTAACGAATTCCCTACGGCAGTTATTGAAACTATATAGTTTGTGTTTGGAAGATTATTTGTGAAATTAATTGTATAACTAGAAGTTGGAACTACAGCAACGCTTGATATATTAAACATATAATCTAACGGCGAGGTGATAGTACCGCCCGCGGATACAGAAAACTTAACAGCAGCCCTTACAGGGATAAGGAGAGAAGAATAAGACGCGCTTCCACTGTCTGCATCCAGCATTAAAACAGAGCTTTTTGTCGCTGCCCCCACAAATGTTTTCGTGTTATCCGGATATATTCCCATTTCATCAACTGCAGTTGTCGGAACGCTTCCTACCGGAAGTTGCAAGAACTTATGCTTTCCGGCGCCGGTATCGTTAAACGCGACATGATTGACAGATTGCGTTGTATTGATGACCTGAAAATTTCCTCTTATCAAGTCCCGCGTTCCGTCAAGTGATTGTCCGATTTGCGGAACATTAGGAGTATAAGACATATCTAAACCTCGCTAAAAATTTCCTACGCCGAAATTATTTGATCCATTAGTGAAGTCGTATTGATCGGCATATATCGTTATCGCACGGCGTTTGCTCATGTTTGCGTATGTGCGCGTGTAATTCGCGTTGTATCGCTCTTGCAGCATCTTATCCATCATTTGCACGCCATCCATATCGAGTCGGTCTTCATATATTTTTTTTGATGCTCCGACGGCTATCGTCTCCCACCATTCTTGCGTTTCTGGACGTCCGTCAAGACCAAAAGACGTTTCAGAAGTTGTTTGCAGCAGTAATGAAGAAGGCAATCTATACCCTGTGATCTCTACCGTATATCCCATGTCGGGCACTGGCCTTACAACGAGTTGGTTTTGGAAAAATAATATCGCCAAAGGCTGTCTTAAAACGACCGGACTATATAAAGCCTTTATCTCTATTCCGTCGGAAACGGCGGAGTTAAAGATTAGATTTGAAACAACCCCCGTATCGTAATCAATAGTTCCTGAAGCATCTCCGATTATATTCCCTGCACCATCATCCGTAGCGTTTTGCGTCGACCCGTTTGCGTTGCTAGCTGTTATCAGTAAATTTTGGATTCTAGAAATATTAGATCCAGGGAATACGGGAGGAAATCCAGATGGAAAAGAAGCTGTGTTTGACGTTTGCGTGCTTGCTATCGGATTGTTATTAATACTTCTTATTATCGGACTTTTCTGTAAAGTTCCCGAATATGGGCCTATAGTGCCGTCTCCGTAATCGATCGTGTCTACAGTCTGCCAATGGTTTGACGAATTAAACTGAAAGAAATAAAAGTTCGTCACATCGTAATAAAGCTGCACTTGCCGTTTTGCTACATAAGATGGGTTTTCAAGAGTAGTCCAGTGATCTTTATCAAAAGGGTATGTGTCAATACCTTTTATCGTGTTGAACGTGTACATGTCTTTAAGATCCCAAGCGCGGAATTCGGCCGGGAAGTCATAAAGATAAAAAGAATTTATATAATCGACGATATCAGAATCAGAAAGCTGTATCGAGTCAGGACTTGAACTCAGCTTTCTGATTTTGTTTATAATTGACTGAAGGGTTGCTATAGCCATTATTTTCTTTTAAGTTTTTTAAGAAGTTTTTTGTCGTCATTTTTTTCTTTATCAAATGTTTTCATATCAGCTCGAAGATGCTTTCTCACTGCTGAATCATGACCTTTTTTCTTCATCTTTTTTTCCCTCTCCTTGCTTCGCTAAGAGCGATAGCGACAGCTTGTTTTTGCGGTTTTCCCGCATGCATTTCAGTCTTTATATTGCTGCTGATTGTTTTTCTTGATTTCCCTTTTTTCAAAGGCATTCGACACCCCCGGCTATTTAGCTTCCTGATTTGCTTCTTGATAAAGAAACTCTGTAGGAATAAAATTTACTCTTGATATTTTGTCGACAACAGGTGGAATTCTTCCATATTGTTTATTCGGATCTTCGCAATTCATGTCGTATCCACGAACGATTTTTTTTGTGTTATTCAGTCTTTTTACAAGGCCTGCGGGCAATTCGCAAATTTCCCCATGGTCTATATGATATTGCATGATCGGCTCGTTGGGGAAAGGCCTGTCGGTGAAATCAACCCAACCGCCCTGAGCGTCTAAGAATTCAAAACGCCCCTTCATAGGTCTGTAATATTCTTTTTTTTCCTTCTTTATCCGCTCTTCAACGTGTTGTGAATTCGCCGTCTTTGTTATTTTTTTGTTTACCTCAATGATTTTCATTGGAACCTCATAATAATTTTTTGAATTTCAAATCAAAAAAAGGGAGGGCAACCCCTCCCGTTTTCTATTCTGCTGTATGCTCGGTGCTGTAATACGCAACCCAATCGTATATAGACGAGGCAGCGGTAATTACATTCGTACCGATCCGCATAATATATTTATTTCTGTTGTCAAACGCAGCCGTTGTCGGCACGTAGGGGTCGGCAGCATTCGGATAAGGCCCTACTCCTGCTGGCAATATAATTGCCGGGCTTACACCCGCAACAGCTACAGCCGAGGCGGGCAATGCAAATGCAGTAAATCCCGATGTATCAAGATCTATTTGCAATGCATTGTAATTCGATGCCAAAGCCGTGCTATAAGCCGATCCGCTGGCGTTTCCGATAGACTGGACAATCCCTGAACGATTGTTGATCTCAGACATTCCGAAAGCCGAAGAAACGCGGAAAGACACACGCTCCCCGACCGAAAAATCGTGATAAACAGACGTGCACACGATACACTGACTAGCTTGGTCGATACCTTCTAGACCCGCTATCGGCACGATATAACGCCATCTCGGATAAAACCTGCTCGGCATTATTAATTGTATGCTTCCGCCAGTAGCGGCAGCGGCTTCATTCGATGAATCGAAGTTAAGCGTTACGCTACTATCAGAAGAAACGGCAGTTACGGAAAATTCGTATCCACCGACTTGAAGCATCCCGGTTGGATTGATAATTCTTACAACATCGCCAACAGATATAGACCCTGTGCTTGAAGTGACATCAGCAACAGCCGGATCGGCTTTTGTGATATCGTCAAGCGCATTTGCTGTAAAAACAGGGGGATTAGCAGTATCAATAAACGTGAAGCCATTTGCCGTCACGATATTTGTTGATAAAATCCCCGATGTTACTGCCTGATCTTCCGTTTCTGCGGCTCCGGCAGCCATTCCTTTGAACCAGGAAGCTCTTACAGCTGTTACGGAAGCATCATTTCCCCATTTTGTACGATTTTTTATAAAAAATTCGTCGGGCTGTCCTTGGGGCAAAGTGACATCATGTCTGTCCGGGGTCGCCGTAGATGTGAACGATCCCGAATATCTATTATTAAAAGTCATTTTTTACCCCCTTATATTCCGGTTGATCTTAGATTCTGTAGCCAAAGATCATTGGTGATCGCTTGGCCTTGATAGAAAGAACAACCAGCCGTATGCCTTAACCATTCTATTACTTTCATCCACGGCTGGATTACTGACCAATTTCTTGGCGGAAGAACCGCTTCGGATTCTTCTCTACAGGTTTCCTCTGTAGTTTGGACTATCGCATCCTCTTTCGAGGTCTCAGGACTTAGTCTCTCACGCTGAAAATTCTGTTCTATGCTCTTCTCCATGACATCTTCGACATAGCCAAACGATTTCCAAAGGCTTGTCATAATCATGATGATGAGCGTGTGGCGTACAATTGTTTTTACATCTTTCGCAATGATCTGGTTTGACAATCTGGCCGAGTTTAACAGCGAGACTGACAAATCTGTGGCAATCAATTTTCTTTGGATGCCTTTTCCGATAGGCTTTTGTATTTGCATATCCATTCTTTTTTCTTGACTCTTTAAGCTTCGCAAGAACTTGTTCTTTGTTCCTGTGATAATAAGCTCTTTGATTTGCCAAGACTTTTTCAGGATTGCGTTTAGCCCATCTTTCATGCTTTGCAAGACAGATTTCAGGACGTTTCTTGTAATATTCACGTCCTTTGATACGGCGACAATCTTTACATTGCTCAGCGTATCCATTTTTTCCTTTCTTGCTTTTGTAAAAACAATCATATGGTTTTTCAACCTTGCAAACAGTACATATCCTTGCTTCCATAATGCCTCCTTTTCGGAGTTATTATATACTGTGGGATATTTACTATTCAACATAATTTCCTTGCGCCCTGTTGCCATAACTACGCTGCTAAAGCGTAATCGTAGGTTTCCAAGTCAATCACCTGAGATTTTACAGTCACATTTTCGTCTATGACTGGGTCGTTATTGTACCCAGGCGGGATGTAAATAAATTTCATTTTACCCCCCGCCTGCCAAACCACTTTGAACCCTTCTTTAGCGGATACAAAACAATTGGCTACATCATTCCCAAGCAAGCTTGCTCCAACAGAGACAGATCCCTGGCTTGAGATAAAGAAACGCAAGTTGTTAATCGCGCCCCATTCCGAGCTTAGGGTTTCTGACACGTTTGGGTAGAATTGCTTGCGGATAAATCCAGTAATGTTATTTAATACTGGAATCATCCTAGCGGTGCACATAGTCATATACGCATCACCGACCGGGCTTGTTGAATACTTATTTTCACCGGGTATTTTTACCATGATGTACTCGCCATCATTTTGCTGTAGAACCGAGACGATTTCATCGCAATCCGATAAATTCATCTCTGTCGGAAGATCGCCATTAACCCCCCCGACGCAATTTACAACCGACATGGTGCCTTCGAGGTTGTCACGCTGCAGGACATCCTGAGTTTCTCTGGCGGCCTGCCCTAAACGGGCTGCTGCACTATTCAGGATTGGGTCTTCGTTGGTGATAGTCACTTGACGTGTCATCACAATATATGTCGAATACACACGTACACGACAATCGATATCCACACGATTCAATAATTGAGCCGGTGGATTTTGCTGGGCATCATCGAGCGGAACAGGAAACAAATCCAATCTTTCATAGCGCGACTGCCTGTCGATATACCCCATGTTGTCCGGAAGCATGACGGGAGTGGCTGCTAAGTTATGGATTAAGTTTCTTTCCGGCGTCGACAACAATTTTTCATTATAACGCTGCTGTATCTGAGGGGGCAGCGATCCAAGTGAAACTGTCATTATCAGACTCCATTTTTATGGAGCCGGCAATCATCCCATCGGAGGAGAGAATCCCGACATCGAAGCATAATGCATCATTTCTTCATATAGCTTAGAACGATCTTGAGACATGCTGAAAGCTTTAGCCATCGGTCTTTTTTCGATAGCTTGGGGCGACTGAAGCATAGATTCGTTTTCTGCTATTTTTTTTGCTGCTTCTTTTTGATGGATTCTTTCTGGCATATCTTTTTCAAGATTCAATGCCTTTATATATTTGTATGTTTGCACGCCCATCTTGTAGGGATCGCGCATCTCCGATATAACTCCCGCTAGCTCCGGTTCTTTTTCTTCAAAAAGCTCAAGAGTTTTCGCGTTAACGACAGAATCGAAATCGGGATATTTGACCTTAAAAGAATTCATTAATTCTTTTTGCTTTTGGATGGCTAGCTGCTGCTCCAGACTTTCAACTTTTTTCAAAAGGGGCTGTACAACCTTGCTCGCTGTTTTTTTTACACCATCATAATTGATGTAGTCATCGGCAGAGGGTTCCGGCTCTTCTTGCGTCTGCTGGTTTTTCTGAAACTCTAACGCTTGCTTCAAAAGCTGCTCTCTTTCCTGATCTCTTCTGCTAAATTCCGCATCTCTTCTGCGCAATTCCGCGATTTCTTGACGCGCAGCACGCCAGTTTCTTTCTTGTCTTTCATCGACAGGAATTGGCGCCTGCTGTGGAGTTTCTGGCTGATCATCCCGAGGTACGGCCTCGCTTATTTCGTTTTTTTGAATTGACTCTTCCATACACTTCCCTTTGCGCTGGCGAGGCGCGTTTCAACCGGAGCCCGCTTGGGCTTGAAATGAATGTAAATAATTATTTGAATTTTGTCAAAAAAATATTTTACACAAACTTCCTCATGGCGTGCCGTGTAAAAAAATAATCTTTGTGCATGGGAAAAAATTTGGCGGATATCGCCGTAAAAAATCGGATTTTTGCTTTCTATAGAATTTAAAAATTTACAACGTTTATGAAACGAATATTAATTGACGGGTTAAGATGCAAAAAAATGTAAACTTTTGGGAATTTTAGACTTGTTGCTTAAACGATCGTTTATGTAACATCCGATATGACGCGATTAAATTCGCTTTCGCACCAGCGCTCTTTGTGTTCGTTGCGGATTCTTGCCGAATTTTCAGGCAGCTCTTCTTGGGGGATCGCCCACGACCCGCTTTTCATTATCTCGAAACCGAAATGATTAAGATCAAAGTTTTTCCAGGCCATTATGTCTTTGATGTAGTTGTTGCAATATTGATCTCTATTCATCAAAACATTCGGCATCGCGCTCCAATGGGGGAGGCACCATAGAAACTTAACGATTCCGCGTTTTGAATTCACGTAGTACACGATTGTATCGTCTTCCGGCCATGGGCGATAAAATGTTTTATACAAAGTTCTGTGGATGGCGCGCTGCATTTGCGCGTCTTTTTTTTCATGAATAGTGATGTAAAAGGGGCGTTCTTCCCCTTTATTTTCTTCAAGCATCTTGTTAATGTTATCTACAAGAGATTTTGTAAGCTCGCGCGACAAATCTCCCGCATCGACATAACGCTCTTTGTTATTTATAGCTAAATCCCGGTATATCGCCCCGACCGTTTTTCGGGTCGGGTCGAAATACGAGATATTATCGTTATTATTCATAACGGCCCTTATACGCCTGAGACCGGATCTTAGAGGCTTCTTTGGCCTGAATGCGGTTTCTCTTCTCGATATAATTCAAGGGATTGCCGGTTTTTCCGGTAAACTCGTTTTCTGGAGCTTGATAATTTTCTGTCATCGGAGCTTTATATTTTTCGCTCCAATCAGTTAGATTCTTTTCTGAGTACTTCATGGGAACCCCCTTGTGAATTTAAATTTTAATCTATCAAATATAGGAAAAGGTGTCAAAAAAAATGTATGTAAAATACTTATTCACTATCGATGAGAAAAGAGAGGCTTGGGGAGAAGGCTTGTGGGTATACGAGCCGGACTATGTAGAAATTTACATAAAGGACGTTTTCTTTACTATCATAAGAGATGATGAAAAATTTTTACAAGCATCCGCTACGCTTGACAACTTTCATCCTTTGCATAACGGACATGGCCACATATATATGACTTACAGAAAAAAAGAATACATATCTTTTATTGAAATATTATGCTCTTGCTCTAAAGTTTCTGATTACATAAATTCTTTCGATCCGGTCTAGAATCGGAAAAAATCATCTTTCAAAAAAATACTATAAAGGTTAATGTAAAATAAAAATTTACATTAACACATGTTGATCCCGCACAAATTCGCGCCTAGAGAATATCAAATTCCTGTTTTGAAAGCTCTACAGAACGGCTGCAAAAAAGCAGTTCTGGTATGGGCTAGAGGTCTGGGAAAAGATCTTGTAGCAATGAATTACTTGATAATGCAGGCTTTGCAATCGCCGGGTGTTTATCTGCACTGCTTTCCGAATTACAACCAAGCCAAGCGCGCAATCTGGAAAAGCGTCCACGACACGCACGACGGCGATTCTATCTCATACCTAGACCACATCCCCGAAAATCTGATAAAGCACAAAAACAGCTCGGAAATGATGATCCAATTCGTAAACGGATCTATTTATTGTGTGATGGGCCTGGACGGGAAAAACGCTATGCGCGCCCGAGGGATGAACCCCAAATTCGTTGTTTTATCCGAATACGCCTTCATGGATGCGGAAAGTTGGCATACAATAGAGCCTCGTGTTAAACAAAATAATGGTACAGTAATTTTTATTAGCACCCCTAATGGCAAAAATCATTTTTGGGAGCTGTATCAATATGCAAAAAATGACAAAAGCTACTTTACATCATTCAAGACGATTGAAGATGCAAAGACTTTATCAAAGAACGACATTGAACAGCTGCGCCGAGAAGGGGTTCCAGAAGATTTTATACAGCAAGAATATTACTGCTCGTTCGAGCGTGGAAGCCAAGGTTCATATTATGGCAAGCTCATTCAGAAAGCTCGTGATGAAAACCGTATATGCCGTTTCCCGATTTATCCGGGACTGCCTGTTCATAGCGCTTGGGATATCGGCGTTGGTGATTCTACCGCTATTTTTCTTTTTCAGCATCTTGCTAACGGCCACTATAATTTCATACATTATTATGAAAATAGCGGTGAATCTCTTCTCCATTATTTGCGGTTCTTAAATAGATACCGAGAAGAAAAGGGCATAGAATACGGCCGTCATTTCGTTCCTCACGATATGAAAAACCGCGAATTCACAAGCGGGGTAGACAGACTCGAAAGCGCTCGTGAATTCGGCTACAGGATGGATGTTGTAGCGAAAAAGCCTATTGATGAAGGCGTGAATTCTGTCAGATCTTTTCTTCCTTTATGCAAATTTCATCTAGACAATTGCGCCCACGGCATCAAATGCTTGGATTTCTACAGAAAAAAGTATAACGAACAGCTGAAAGTTTATTATGACGAGCCGTGCCACGACAGATGGAGCCACGGAGCGGATGCTTTTAGATACGCCGTTATCGGTATAAACAGCATCGGTCTAGAGCCTAATGCTTCTAACAGCGATGTTGAAGCCATAAATAAATTCTTCGGAGGGGTTTAGGTGCCAAAAAATAATGATCCCATCATCTATCCCGGAAGCGATGTTGGCCTTGATTTTGACAGGCAGCGCCAAAGCAATTACTCTTCTTGCATTTCAATTTTGCAAACGCAATGGTACCAAGCCGATCTAGACCAAAGATTCGTACTTGGGGATCAAGACATCTGGAATCTTTTGTATCCTGGAGTCTCTGCAAGCCGTCGCAAGACGTTTAATTTCAATATAATAAATTCTTTGATCCAAGCGGTAAGCGGGCACCAGAGGCAGACAAGAAAATCCACCGTCTGTATCCCCATACATGACGGTATGCAGAAAACAGCGGATCAAATTACAAAATGCTTGTACCACGTGCATTCTCAGCCCGGATTTTACGAAACATACTCTGACGCTTTCGAGCAAGGGGCATTAGCGCAAGGAATCGGACTTCTATCGCTATTTAAAGACACTTCATCCGATTTCGTCTCGGGCGATATAAAAATGCGATATGTAGATTTCAAATCCGTCTTGATAGATCCATTTTTCAGAAAGAAAGATCTGTCAGATTGCAGGTTTATTTGGACCCGGCAGTTTTTCGATAAAGAAGAAGCTGTAAGATATTATCCGCAGCTGAAGGATTATATAGAAGATATGCCTTCTCAGGGGTATAGAGACGATAAATTTTATTATATGCCTGAAGTCTATCAAATTCAGTTTCCAAACATGCTAGCGATTGACGAGTACTGGTATTTATCAGACCGCGAAGCTATATGCATAGTCGATACAGAAACGAATGAAATGCAAGAATTTACCGGAGACGAAGAATACTTAAGAGACATTAACATGCATTTCGGGGGCCGTCTAAAAGTTATAAAAAAAAGAAGGCCGACAGTAAGACGGCAATTCATTATAAACGACCACGCCGTAAAAGACGAAGAAAACCCCTATCACATAGACCGCTATCCTTACGTGCCGGTGTTGGGGTATTTTACCGACACTCCATACTATGCGCTTAAGTTCCGCGGATTAACGAGGGATCTCAGAGACGCGCAATTTTTATTTAACAGAAGAAAAGTTGCCGATCTTGACATATTAGAGGCTCAGCAGCAAGGTCTTATCATCGAGCAAGGATCTCTTGTAACGCCTGATGATGCTTTGAATACCGGCCACGGGCGCGTTCTTGTCAGAAAAAAAGGGTCTGATCCGTCTTCAATAATGCCGATGGATATCCGCCCGCCCTCTCCTGTCATGATCCAAATGGAAGAGATGCTAAAAGAATCTATATATAGAATAGCCGGAGTAGATCCGGCGGCGATGGGCATTGAAGTCGACGATAAAGCGGGTATTATTTCTATGATGCGCCAAGTTGCGACTGCCAGAAATCTTCAAACTCTTTTTGATAATATGGACTTCGCGCAACGGCTGGCAGGCGAAATAATCGTCGAGATGATACAAAAAAACTGGACGTATACAAAAGTAAAAAGAGTGATCGGCGAAGAGCCCACGCAAGAATTTGAAAATAAATTATTTTTCAAATATGGTTGCAAAGTCATTCAAGCGCACTTGACAGAGTCGCAGCAGCAATTAGAGCTTATGCAGCTTCTTGAACTGCAAAAAATGTATCCTCAGCTTGATCTGCATCAAGAAGTCATAGACTGCATGCAGATACAAAACAAAGACAAAATAAAAGAAAAATTGGCACAACAGGCTCAGCAAGCACAAGAACAGCAGCAGCAGATGCAGCAATTGCAGATGCAGCAGATGCAAGTAGACAACCAAACAAAATTAGCGTATGCAGAAAGCCAGCACGGACTAGCCTCTGAGAGAATGGCGAAGATAAAAACCGATATGGCGATTGCAGAAGATAAGTTAAAACGAGCCCACACCGAAGACACCGCCAGCTTATTGAATGTTTTGCAAGCAATAAAAACTCTTGAGGGGATGGACTTAAGCCATCTTGAGCAAAAATTGAGTATATTGCAATCTTTGCAGCCCGAGGCGCAAGCGACGCCGACGACGCAAAATACTACACAAACAACTTCTTAACGAATGTTGTTTATAATTAGACTTATAACACAATTGAAAAGTAAGCTGCGCAACTGTTTGTACTGTAAAGAAAAATTTATAGCGAAGCATTGCAACCACAAATTTTGTCAGCCTAGGTGCAAATGGAACCATAAATACCACACCAAAGACAAATATTTACCGATAGATAAAAGAAGAAAAAAAGATGCTGCGTACAAAGCTAAAAAAATAAAAGAATTGGGAGGTTACATTGAGTGGCTGTATTTCAGAAGAGAGCCCGAGCGTAGATACAACGAAAAAAGAAAAATTAGAAACGCAAATAGAAAATGGCTCGAAAAAAACTAGAAATAAAAAAAAATTAGAGACTCCTGAAGAATTTTTTCCGGAAAATAGCGCTAAAATAAATTGGGTTTATGTACTTAAATGTCTTTTTTTAGATTATCTCCTAGATTTTCCAAAAGAATGTTGGTATTCAACTCTTGATAACGAGGTTAGAAATCAAGCGTCTGGAATGATTCTTTGCATGCTTGATAAAAAACATCAAACATTTTTTTTGTACTCGCTTCCTAAAAAGGAACAGGTTTACATATTTAAAATTCTACGCAACCAAGCTGTCGAATTTGTTAAAGAGAATATAGAAGAGATACGCAAATGCATAAATTTATCCTTATGAAATACCGTATAAAACATAATTTGACAAGTATGCGGAGGCATTTATGAATCCAGAAGAAGAAAACGAAAAGTTAACCTTGGGTCAACATATGGCTGATAGAATCACCGAATTTGCAGGCAGCTGGACGTTCATTTCTTTTTTTGCTGCTATACTTTTCATATGGATGATTCTAAATTCACTTAAGATGTTCCCTGAAAACTTCGATCCATACCCGTTTATTTTGCTAAATCTAGTGCTTTCTTGCATCGCTGCTGTTCAAGCGCCAATTATATTAATGAGTCAAGGCAGGCAGGCTGAAAAAGACGCCAAGATATCAAGGGAAGATTATGAAATTGATAAAGAAGCCCACAACAGAATCCTTGAAATAGAAAAAAAGATCGATGAGCTTCTTGAGAAGACAAAAAATAATTAATTATCGTCTGTCGATTCTTCTTCTTCGTTAGAATCTTCCGAACCGGTGGAATCGTCTGTTCTTAGATACGAAATTTCATCTATAACATTTTCAACATTAACATCTTTTACATAAAATCTGCCTCCGCCGATCGACCTATCGTCTGATAATCCGACGTATTTTCCCGCTGAAATTACAGCTGCCTTCATCTGATCTGTTGAAATAACAAGATCGTCCCATTCGATTACCGGCTTGAGAATCCAGCCCTCGGAGAATGCTAATCTATATCTTACGTTTTTTCCTTTTGTATTGGGGTTTGAGACCATCCTTACGTCTACATAAATCGGGCTGTTCGCGTCCATTCCGATGTCGTCTATTGTCAATTCTTCAGCCTCTTTCGGCAGCAGTCTATTTTCAAAGAACAGCTTTCTATCTAATATATCAAGAGTGCCCGCAAGATTCGCGCTTATAGTACCTCGCCCGGCTTTCACGTGCTTTCCGCCTTTCACAAGACAGCCGAATAGATACATATAGGGAACGTAGACTCTTAATCCATCAGAGTAAAATGTTGTCTTCCATTCATTGGGATTGTTTCCCGCTGTGCCCTCTTTGACTTTTTGTGTCTGCTGAAGCGCTGATATGTTGAATTTATGAAATAAAATCTGACGTTTGCCGACTATAGTAAAGCTCATTCTTTTCATCATTAATCCTATTGTTTTGTGTTTAAAAAAACCTCTGCTTTGTGGTGCTTTGCCATCCGTTGCGGTGCCGTGCGATGCTGTGCGATGCACTAAAAAAAAAAAAAAAAAAACATCTGCGTTGCTATGCTATGCTTTGCCTTGCTTTGCCATAGACTTCTATCCATTGCTTTGCCTTGCGATGCATCCCTCTCCACTGAACTAAAAAAAACCTCTGCTCTGCTTTGCGCTGCCGTGCGGTGCTATGCCTTGCTTTGCAGTGCAATCCATCCCGCTGTACTAAAAAAAACCTCTGCTCTACTCTGCTTTGCTTTGCCGTGCTGTGCCATGCGTTGCATTTCCCTTCCGCTATACTAAAAAAACCTCTGCTATGCGATGCTTTGCCTTGCTTTGCC